TCTTCCGCGATGATAGTTTTTTTATAGAAACTGATCAGTTTTTTTTGTACAAAAAAGGTTCCACATGGAACGCTTATGACAGGTATTGTTTTGTCAAGCCATTACCTGCAATTGACTCTTATATTAAGAAGCCGTTTAGCAATGAGCCACTCATGGCAACAATGAAATATCCTAATGATTACCTTATAAGTAAAGGAATTAAAGAAGGAGACATTGTTTGCTTTACGCCTGATACAGAGTATGAGTTTGTTGTTGATGGCGAGACGCTTTATAGAATGTATGACACTCAAATAACAATTAAACTATGATTTTACTTACAATAGATGACATACTAAGCAATCCCAAAGAATATCTACAAGGTGTTCTTGATGGAGAATTTAATGATGTGCATGATGGCTACAAGGTTTTTAAAAATATTCAAGCAAGAGATAATGATGACGAGCTTGCTTCTTTGGTATTGAAGCTATTCCCTGAACATAATATCAGCTACAATTTTGTTAGGAAATCTCCGTTAGGACAAGTGGAACCAAATTTTATACATAAGGATGATATGATGGGTGATATAACCTGCATATTGTACCTTAATAAAACCCAACCTAAAGAAGATGGAACTACAATATATGATGATGATGATAATCCATTGTGTAAAATATATGCTAAGTTTAATCGCATGATTGCATTTGAATCTGAGTTGCCTCATTCAAGAAATATATTTGATAATTTTGGAGAAGGCAATGATGCAAGATTAGTACAAGTTATATTTTTAAAAAAGAAAGATGACCAACAAAGAAATTAAATTAAGAATTATAGAGGCAGGTCATAAAGCTGTTCAGGAACTTATAAAGGTTGCTGAAGATTCTATATTGAAACCTGATGATGATGGCAATGACTTGGCTGCTGATAAACTAAAGAATGCAGCAGCTACTAAAAAACTAGCCATCTTTGATGCGTTTGAGATACTGAATAGGATAGAAATGGAGAGAGAGAATATAGATGCTGTTGATAAAGGTGTCAGCAAAACTGAAACTAAACAAGGATTTGCAGAAAGAAGGTCAAAATAATGTGTTGTATAGGGGGCTTAGTGGCTTCATCCCTTCATCTGTTCTTTTATCAAAGAATAAGGCGAAGACATGGGAGTATGGGTACAACCCAAAGTATGACATGGTTGTTATCTCAAAGACCGGACAGATTGGAGAGGTGTACAATATATCAGGATTAAACGTAGCACTTCCTCTTGCTCCAAAAGATTGCTATAAAAAAAGCGAAAAGAAAGCCGAACAGCATTGGCAAAGAGACCCATATCCAAAAGAACTTTCTAAGATTCAATCAATATTTCATTGGAATGAAAAGCCTGCTCAATTTAAAGACCATTGGGTTGATTATATTGAGAAGCAGTTTGACTATAGAGAGGAAGGCTTTTGGTTTATGAACAATGGGAAATATACCTATATAACCGGGTCTCATTGGATGTATCTTCAGTGGGCAAGTATCGACATTGGATACCCTGACTTTAGAGAAGCCAATAGGGTATATTGGCTGTTTTGGGAGGCATGCAAGGCGGATACTAGGGCATTTGGGATGATATACTTGAAGATAAGACGCTCAGGCTTCTCATTCATGGCATCATCAGAGTGTATCAACATAGGAACGCTTGCTAGCGATGCTCGTGTTGGTATGTTGTCAAAGACCGGTAGTGATGCAAAGAAGATGTTTACAGACAAGGTTGTTCCAATTAACAGCAGGCTGCCTTTCTTCTTTAAGCCAATCATGGATGGTATGGATAAGCCAAAGACTGAATTAGCGTTCAGGGTTCCTGCCTCTAAGATTACCAAGAAGAATATGTATGAGATAGAGACTGAGGATATAAAGGGATTAGATACTACGATAGATTGGAAGAATACCGAGGATAACTCATATGATGGAGAGAAGTTATTATTCTTGGCTCATGACGAGAGTGGAAAATGGACTAAGCCTCAGAATATAAAAGAGAATTGGCGTGTAACAAAGACATGTCTTAGATTGGGCAGTAAGATTATTGGAAAGTGTATGATGGGTTCTACCTCAAATGCATTAAGCAAAGGAGGTCAGAACTTTAAAGATATTTATGAGGATTCTAATGCTGCTACTCGCAATGCCAATGGGCAAACTAAGAGTGGACTATATTCATTATTCATACCGATGGAATGGAACATGGAGGGATTTATTGATTTGTATGGCATGCCTGTTTTTGCTAAGCCTGATGAGCAGATAAAAGGAGTTGATGGAGGTTGGATTAGAAATGGGGCTATAGACTATTGGGAGGCAGAGGTAGACTCGTTAAAGAATGACGCAGATGCACTCAATGAATTTTATCGTCAGTTTCCAAGAACAGAATCGCATGCTTTTAGAGATGAGAGCAAGCAGTCGCTATTTAACCTTACAAAGATTTATCATCAGATTGACTATAACGATTCCATGATTCAGGCGCATTACCTAACTCGTGGGTCTTTCCAATGGCAGGATGGAGTAAAAGATACAAAGGTTGTATGGTCTCCAAATTCATCAGGTAGATTTCTAGTTAGTTGGACACCGCAAAAACATCTTCAGAACAATGTTCATGATAGAAATGGCATTAAGTATCCGGGCAATGAGCATATAGGGTCATTTGGATGTGATTCCTATGATATATCTGCTGTTGTTGGAGGGCGAGGTTCGAATGGTGCGTTGCATGGAATGACTAAGTTTCACATGGATGAAGCGCCTACTAACGAATTCTTCCTAGAATATGTAGCAAGGCCTCAGACTGCTGAGATATTTTTTGAAGAGGTGCTGATGGCTTGTATATTTTATGGTATGCCAATACTTATAGAGAATAATAAGCCAAGACTTTTATATCATTTTAAGAACAGGGGGTACAGAGGTTTCTGTTTGAATAGACCTGATAAGCAATATAATAAACTCAATGCTACAGAAAGAGAACTTGGAGGAATACCAAACTCTTCAGAAGATGTTAAACAAGTGCACGCTGCGGCAATAGAATCATACATAGAAAAGTTCGTAGGGATTGACTTTACAGGGATGTATAGGCCGCAGGATGAAATGGGAACGATGCCATTCACAAGAACACTAGAGGATTGGGCAAAGTTTGACATAAACGATAGGACTCGTTTTGATGCTTGTATAAGTTCAGGATTAGCCATCATGGCAAATCAAAAACATATGTACATGCCTGAAAAAAAAGAGTCGAAAATTAGTATTAACTTCGCGAGGTATAGGAATGATGGAAACACAAGTCAATTGATTAGATGAAAAATATAGTAATAGACATAAAATCTACAACATTTCCAAGTCAATTAGCTTCTGACACGGAAAAGGCGTCACAAGAGTTTGGACTCCAAGTAGGTCAGGCAATTCAGTACGAATGGTTCAGAAAGGATAGTAGCTCTTGCCGGTACTATGCTCAATGGAGAGACTTCCATAAAGTAAGATTATACGCAAGAGGAGAGCAGTCTGTAGCTAAGTATAAAAACGAATTAGCTATTGATGGCGACTTATCTTATTTGAATTTAGATTGGACGCCTGTTCCAATAATCCCCAAGTTTGTTGATATTGTTGTAAACGGAATGTCTGACAGGCTATTCAAAGTAAAAGCATTTTCTCAAGATGCTATGTCTCAAGCAAAGAGAAGTAAGTATCAAGACATGATTGAGGCTCAGATGATTTCAAAAGATGTGTTGAATATTGTAAAAGAAAAGACTGGATTTAATGGGTTCACAATGGATCCTGAGCAGCTTCCAAATAATGACGAGGAATTAAATCTTTACATGCAACTTAATTATAAGCCTGCTATTGAGATTGCTGAAGAAGAAGCTATTAATACCATATTTGAAGAAAGTCACTATCAAGACATTAGAAAGAGACTTGATTATGATATGACTGTTGTGGGAATAGCTATAGCAAAGCATGAATTTCTTCCCGGAGCAGGAGTAAAAATATCTTATGTTGACCCTGCTAATGTGGTGTATAGCTATACTGAGGACCCATACTTTAGAGATTGTTTCTATTGGGGAGAGATTAAGACGATGCCAATTACTGAGTTGATGAAGATTGACCAATCATTAACAAGAGAAGATTTACAAGAAATATCTCAATACAGTCAGGGTTGGTATGACTACTATAATGTTGCTCAATATTATCAAAATAGTCTTTTTCATCGTGATACTTGTACGTTGATGTACTTCAATTATAAGTCAACAAAAAAGATTGTTTATAAGAAGAAGATACTTGAGAATGGTGGGTCTCGTGTTATTGAGAAAGATGACACATTTAATCCTCCTACAGAGATGATGGAGGAAGGTAATTTTGAGAAGATGGAAAAAACCATTGATGTTTGGTATGAGGGCATTATGGTAATGGGTACAAGTATTCTTATTAAATGGGAATTAGCAGAAAATATGGTTCGTCCAAAGTCTGCTTCTCAACATGCAATACCTAACTATGTGGCTTGTGCTCCACGTATGTACAAGGGAGTTATTGAGTCTTTAGTTAGAAGAATGATTCCATTTGCTGATTTAATTCAGATTACTCATTTAAAACTGCAGCAAGTAATTGCTCGTGTTGTTCCTGATGGTGTATTTATAGATGCAGATGGATTGAATGAGGTTGACTTAGGTTCAGGTAATGCGTACAATCCTGAAGATGCACTTAGGTTATATTTCCAAACAGGTAGTGTTATTGGGCGTAGTTATACTCAAGATGGAGAGTTTAATAATGCAAGAGTTCCTATTACGCAGTTGACGTCTAATTCAGGCGCAAGTAAAACTCAAATGCTTATAGCCAACTATAATCATTATATGGATATGATTAGGTCTGTAACCGGACTTAATGAAGCTAGGGATGGCTCAATGCCTGATCCTGATTCATTAGTTGGTCTACAGAAATTGGCTGCACTTAATTCAAATACAGCAACAAGACATATTCTTGAGGGAAGTTTATTTGTATATAGAACTATGGCTGAAGCTTTAACATATAGAGTTGCAGATATTCTTGAGTATGCTGATTTCAAAGATGACTTTGTCAATAAAATTGGCAAATACAATGTATCTATACTAAATGAAATATCAGATTTATACATTTACGATTTTGGAATATTCATTGAAGTTTCTCCCGATGAAGAACAAAAAGCACAGCTTGAAGGTAATATCCAAATGGCATTATCAAAGGGAGACATTAATCTTGAGGACGCTATTGACATAAGAGAGATTAAAAACTTGAAACTTGCCAATCAGTTATTGAAGGTTAAAAGGGTTAAGAAGCAAGATGATGCAAACAAAATGGAGATGCAAAAGCAAGCCATGGTAAATCAGCAACAAATACAATCTCAGCAAATGGCAGCGCAAACTGCAATGATGAAAATAGAAGCAGAGACTAAAGCAAAGATAACTATTAAGCAAGCAGAGATTCAGTTTGATATACAGAAATTAGAGCAAGAAATGCAATTCAAATCTCATTTGATGGCTGAAGAATTTAACTATAATATGCAATTGCATGATATGGAAGTAGGAAAGATTTCTCAGAGAGATAAGATGAAAGAAGATGAGAAGAACAAAAGAATAAGCATACAAAATACTCAGCAATCAAAGCTTATAGACCAAAGGAAAAATAATCTTCCTCCATTAAACTTTGAATCAAATGAAGATAGCTTAGATGGGTTTGACTTAGGCGAGTTTGAGCCTCGATAAAAAAGTCAAAAATTTAATATAAATTTGTAACAAATAAAATCAAATCTAATGGAGTTTAAATCAGTAAAATTAGTAGGAGAAGGACAAGAGAAAGGAGTAGCTCAAGTAGAGCAGGAACTTCTTGAAAGACATGAACAAGAAGTAAATGGAATTTTAAAGGTTGATTTATCAGGTGGTTCTAAGCCTGAGCCAACACCAGAACCTATTGTAGAGGTAGAACCTCAGATACAACAAGAGGAGGAGTTGGATGAACAAAAAGTTCTTTCATATATTGGTAAGAGATATAACAAGCAAATAAATTCTTTTGATGATTTGGTTGCTGAACGAAAAGAAGCTGAGGCTTTACCTGAAGATGTAGCTGCTTATATGAAATATAAGAAAGAGACAGGCAGAGGGTTTGAAGATTTCCTTAAATTAAAAAAGGATTTCGACACAATGGATTCAGAGAAATTATTAAAAGAATACCTTACTTCTACTCAGCAAGGACTTGATGAGGATGACATTGATACGCTGATGGATGATTACAGATATGACGAGGATATTGACGATGAGTCTGCTGTAAAAAAGGTTAAGATTGCTAAAAAGAAAATTGTGGCTGAGGCTAAGAAATTCTTTAACGAACAGAAGGAAATGTACAAAGTACCCCTTGAGTCAAGCGTGGCGTTTGTTCCTGATGAAGAAAAAGAAGAGTATGAGTCTTATAAACAATATACAAAGCAGGCTAAGACGGTTCAAGAAGAAAATGAACGTAAGCGCAGTTGGTTCGACCAAAAAACGAATGACGTATTTAGTAATGAGTTCAAAGGTTTTGAGTTCAAGATAAATGACAAGTCGTTTTCGTTTTCTCCGGGAGATGCCTCTGAGTTGAAAAGCATTCAATCTAATCCTTCTAGTTTTATTGGGAAATTCTTAGATGAGAATGGACTTATAAAAGATGCGGTAGGATACCATAAGTCTTTAGCTATTGCGATGCACCCCGACAAATTTGCAAAGTATTTTTACGAGCAAGGAATGTCTGACGCAACTGAGGATGTGATGAGAAAGACTAAGAATATAAATATGTCTGAACGCAGAGCGCCTGAGGTTTCTAAGACAAGTGATGGGATGCAGGTGAGGGCGGTAAACCCTGATTCAGGTAAAAGCCTGAAAATCCGCAGTATAAAACGTATTTAATAACATTAAAAATTTAAAAACATGGCAAGTGCTTTATTATCGGCGCCTACATATGCCCTGCAACCTGCACCGGAGCAAGTAGCGTTACAAACAAATTACATTACCAACTTCGACTTCTTAAATCAGTATCTACCTGATACTTATGAGAAAGAATTTGAAAGATATGGTAACAGAACGGTATCTTCATTCTTACGTATGGTAGGAGCTGAAATGCCTTCTAACTCTGACCAAGTAAAATGGGCAGAACAAGGTCGTCTACACACTAAGTACATCAATGTCACATCAGGCGCTGCTGCTGCTTCTGCTACAGCTACTTTGACTGTAAATGACGCAGGTGTTACTTATATAGCAGTTCGTGTTGGACAGACAATAATGATTCAGTTAAACACCACAGGTGTTTACAACAAAGCAATCGTTACTGCTGTAAACAGCGCAACTCAATTCGTAGTAGCATACTATGAAGTAGGTGGACAGGCTTTTGGTGCAAGTGCTGCTTGTACAATGTTCATTTATGGTTCTGAATTTAAAAAAGGAACTAACGGGATGGTTGGTTCTTTGGAAGCAGAAGATAGCATCTTCTCAAATTCTCCAATCATCATCAAAGACCGTTACGCCGTTAATGGTTCTGATATGGCTCAAATCGGTTGGGTTGAAGTAACATCTGAAAATGGTGCTACAGGATACCTTTGGTATTTGAAGTCAGAGCATGAGACTCGTCTTCGTTTTGAAGATTATCTTGAGACTGCAATGATTGAAGCTGTACCTATGGATAATGTAACAAACGCTGCTGTTGCAAAAGGATCTGAAGGTATCTTCTACGTTGTAAACTCTCGTGGTAACGTATGGGGTGGTGGTACTCCAACTACCTTGACTGATTGGGATACAATTGTTTCTCGTTTAGATAAGCAAGGTGCTATCGAAGAGAACGTAGTATTCGTAAATCGTGGATTGAGCTTTGACATCGACAACATGTTGGCTACCTTAAATGGTTTCACTTCAGGTGGTGTTTCTCAGTCTGCTTCTTTCGGTCTGTTTGACAATGATGTAAGCATGGCGCTAAATCTTGGTTTCACAGGTTTCCGTAGAGGTTACGATTTCTACAAATCAGATTGGAAATACTTGAATGACCCAACAATGCGTGGTGGTTTAGTTGGTAGCTCAGGTGCTGCTACTGCAACTGGTACCGTTACAGGTTTGTTAGTTCCTGCAGGTTCTACCTCAGTTTACGATCAAATCATGGGTAAGAACGCTAAGCGTCCATTCTTGCACGTTCGTTACAGAGCTTCTGAAGCTGAAGACAGACGTTACAAGACTTGGATTACAGGTTCTGCCGGTGGGGCTCAAACTAGCGACTTGGATGCAATGGAGGTCAACTTCCTTTCTGAGCGTTGCGTATGTACCTTGGGTGCAAACAACTTTGTACTTTTCCGTTATGGATAGTATATAGGATGAATACAAAGGCAGGGGGCATTAAAATCCCCTGCTTTTTTTAATATTTTAATCAAATTAAATCTTATAAAATGTCAAAAAATATACTGCCTTCTGATAAGGTATATAAATTAAAAAACGGTACGCCGTTGTCTTACACACTCGCTTCAAGAAACCATCCTAGATTTCCTTTGATGTGGTATGATGAGAAGAATAATATTAATAGAGCATTGAGATATGCAGTAAATCAAAAGTCTCCATTTGAAGACCAACAGGACGGAAATGCTATCTTAGAACCAATTATTTTTGAAGATGGTATGCTTAGTGTTCCAAAGAACAATCCTGTATTGCAAGAGTTTTTGCATTACCATCCATTAAATAATGTAGTATTTACTGAGGTAAATAAAGAGAAAGATGCATCTGCTGAGGTTTTTGATTTGAATATAGAGGTAGATGCGCTAGTAGAGGCTCGCCAATTAACTATAGAGCAGATTGAAATGCTTTCAAGAGTTATATTTGGTAAAGACCCATCAATACTATCTACTGCTGAATTAAAGAGAGATTTATTAGTGTTTGCTAAGAATGAACCTAAAGAGTTCTTAAACATTATAAATGATCCTGAATTAAAATTCCAAGCTAAAATTCGTCAGTTCTTTGAATCAAGATTGTTGACGCTTAAAAACAACGACAAGGAAATTTGGTTCAATACTGCTACAAATAAGAAAAAAATGATGTCAATTCCTTTTGGTGACGATGCTTATGATGCAGCTGCATCTTACTTGCAGAGTGACGAAGGTATAGACTCACTAAAGATGTTAGAGACCTCGCTAGGTAAATAAGATTTTTATTCTATGTTTCGTTTATTGTTTTGATTAATGATTAAATCGGGAGCGTTTCTACGCCCCCTTTTTTTTTGTATATTTGTAAAAAAGTGAGCAATGATAAACTCAGTTAGAAATACAGTATTATCTGTTCTTAATAAAAATAACTACGGATATATATCTCCATCGGATTTTAATTTATATGCAAAGCAAGCTCAACTAGAGGCGTATGAAGAGTACTTTAGTAATTTTAATAAGGGCATAAACATGGAGAATTTAAGGACTTCAGGAACAGATTATGCAGATATCAACAAAGCTACTTCTGAAACCATAGAATCTTTTTTAGTTACAGATTTTTTAGTTCCATTTGACTATGACTTTCCTGAGGTAAGTAGAGCAAGGTATTATATACCATCTCTTACTACAACTGGTAATGAAGCTTACATGATAAACAGAGTTGTGTGCTATCCTATTGAATTAACTAATGGTATATGTAGCTTAGTAATACCTGATTTGTTAGAAGATAGCAATGCCAACTTTGTAGGCCTAGTTAATCCCGGAGATATTGTTGTTAATTTAACTACGCGCCAAACAGCTATTGTTTATTTAGTTATAAGCAACACTCAGCTTCAGATTAGTGCTGATATATTTCAAACATTTGGAGATAGCTACTATATCATATCAGCTCAAGAGTATAAGGAGTCTGAGAAGATAAATAACGCCAAGCTTACAATGCTAGGCCTATCTAATCTTACTGCTCCTAGTGCTATGTTTCCTGCCTATAGCTTAGAGACCATAAAACTGCAAGTATATCCATTTACAGCTACTTACTCAGTTGCCAAATTAGGGCAACTTCAGGCACAGTATTTTAGATATCCAAAGGAACCAAAGTGGACTTACATTACACTTGCTGCAGGAGAACCTGTATTTGACCAATCTCAACCTGATTATCAAGATTTTGAATTGCCTCAGGAAGATGAGTTTAAATTAATAATGAAAATATTGCAATATTGTGGTGTTTCTATACGTGAGAATGAAGTTACTCAATTTGCAATGGCTCAAGAACAACACGAACAACCAACATTCAGTCAACAACAATAATAAGGTATGGCATATATATCAGATTATCAATACTACGCAAACTCAGGCAATACACCCCAAAATGCAAATTGGGGCTCATATCAATACGTTAGTCTGTTTGATATTGTAAACAACTTTATGTTGATGCATACTGGTAATCACTCCTTGATAAATAACGAGGAAAGATACAAGGTGTTGTTTCATGCAAAAAGAGCTATACAAGAATTAAACTATGACGCTTTTAAGGAGATTAAAGTCCTAGAATTATCTGTGGTGGACTCTTTAAGATATGTTCTTCCACAAGACTTTGTGAATTGGGTTAGAATATCTCTTTATAAAGATGGAATACTAAGACCATTAACAGAAAATATTCAAACTTTGTCATCAAGTGCTTACTTACAGGACAATAAAGGAAATATTCTCTTTGACCAATTTGGGAATATACTTCGTCCTCAAGACTCAAACATTGACTACGATAGAATACATAAGACAAAGAAGAGTATTTATCTCAATCAAGGACATCAATTTAATGGGCAGTGGGGATATAATGTAGACGGTATGTGGTACTTTGACTATGGCATAGGCGCTGCGTTTGGACTCAACACAGAAACGGCTAATTTTAACCCTACGTTTAATATTGATAAGAAGAATGGTGTTATTAACTTTGACTCAGGAATGGCAGGAGAAATATGTATCCTTGAATACGTATCTGATGGAATGGAGAATGGAGATAATTCCTTAATTACAGTTAATAAGTTGTTTGAGCAGTATATCTATGCAGCCATTAAATTTGAGATGTTAAATACAAAATATGGCGTTCAAGAGTATATTGTAAACAGAGCTAGAAAGGAAAGAGGTGCTTTACTTAGAAATGCAAAAATAAGAATGAGTAACATTCATCCCGGCAGATTATTAATGAATCTTAGAGGTATGGACAAGACAATAAAATAAAATGACAAAACTTACAAGGAATTTTTTAGCAGGTAGAATGAATAAGGTTTTTGACCAACGTGTAGTTCCAAATGGGGAATACATAGACGCAATGAATATCCGCATGGGGTCGACTGAAAATTCTGAGGTTGGAGTCATTGAGAATACTAAGGGAAATATTGCATTAACATTATTAACCTATACAGATGGTACGCCATTAAGCACTGATGCTTTATGCATTGGTGCTGTAGCAGATAGTGCCAATGAAACTATATATTGGTTTGTTCATGACTCAGGGTTTGTTTCTAGCACGACAGGTAAGCTAGATATGATAGTTTCCTTGAACGTAAACACAGGGATACTTACTTATAATGTTATAAGTACAGATGATGGTGGAGGCGTAAATACTACACTTAATTTTGATCCTAAATATTTAATCACAGGTGTTAATAAGATTGAGAATTTAATCTTCTTTACTGATGATTTTAATGCTCCAAGATTTATAAATGTAACTGCAAACTATCCAAATCCAATTGCATATATAGACCAATTCAGCGCAGAGAGGTTACTTGTGATTAAAAGACCTCCTACTGAATCTCCTGCTGTGCTGCCAATAATTACAGGCGGTCAGCAGAACTATATGGATACAAGGTTTATATGCTTTGCATATAGATATAGGTATGCTGATGGAGAGTATTCAGCTACATCGCAATGGTCTGCTCCTGCATTTATTCCACAAGCATTTCAGTTTAGCATTAATAGTTTTTTAAATGAGGGGATGGTAAACCTTTGTAACGCTGCAAAGATTACTTATAACTCAGGTGGATTACTTGTGGTTGGTGTTGATTTGTTATTTAAACAAGCAAATAGCAATATAATAAAAATCATAGAGAAGCTTGATAAGCAAGAATTAGGGTTAGGCAATAATACAGATTATCAATACATTTTTGATAATAGCAAGATATTCACAATACTTCCTGATTCAGAAATATTGAGACTTTATGATAATGTACCAAGATTTGCAAAGGCTCAGACAATTATGGGCAATAGGCTTATGTATGGAAACTATGTGGATGGATATGATTTAATTGACAAGCAAGGGAACCCAACAAGGTTTACCTATACTACAAATCTTATTAGTGAAATTATAGGAGATACTCAGTTAATAGATACTGCAGCTACAGGAAGTTATAGTATAGACGGAAGTAGAACTGTAGTTGATTCAATTGTAAATATAGATTTTAGCTCAGTATCTTTAAATTTGAAACAAGGTGGGTCATTTTCATTAGACATAACAATTACACATGATTCATTTTCAGGACCTACTGTTCCAACAGAATTAACATCAAATGTAAAAGTTTCCCTTTTCTTTAATCTTCTTCAAGACTATACTTCTGTTTATCAGATGGCAATAAGTCCTGAATTTCAAGAGGCAGTAGGAACTATTGCAAATATTCTTCCTGTATATGATCCATTAGGACTTACAAATCCTTGTGATGGATACACGTTTACTGATAAGATGAATTGTAATTTGCTAAACAACTTAACTTATTCAGGAGGTTCTTTGGCAAAATACGCTAGCGGCATATCTGCTGTAGCTCAGCCTATTAAAATAATAACAAGTCCCGGTAGTGATATAATAGGATTTCAGGTTATTGCTATGAAGTATGTGGATGACCTTGTAACTCCTACTACTTATGCTTATGAGTATTATAAAGTGATTTCTGCTGATGCTACATATCAAGAGATTTCTAGTCCAAGAAGCTTGCATAGCAATAGAGGGTATGAAATCGGTATGGTGTATATGGATGAGTTTAATAGAGCAAGTACTGCTTTGGTTAGTCAAAATAATGTCGAGTATGTTTCATGCTCAGATTCTGATGCAAAAAATTCAATTCAAGTAATAATACCTACAAGTCAGATTGCTCCTGCTTGGGCAAAGAGATACAAGTTTGTAATTAAGCCTGACCAAGAGAATTATGAAACAATATATAGCAGCATATTCTTTTTGAGTCCAACAAGCAATGATGTATATTTTTTACTTGAAGGAGAGAATGCAAGAAAGGTGGAGCAGGGTGATAGGTATGTTGTAAAAAGAGATTCCAACGGTCCCACAAAAAGTTGTATATATGCTACAGTTCTTGAGAAGGAAGCTAAGGTGCAAGGGTTCATAGTCCCTGCAACAGGCGTAACTCCTCCCGGTGGTGTGTATATGAAAATAAACCCAAACTCGTTTTCTGTAACTAATGACCCACTAGCTATAATTGCTCCCGGTACAAAAACTGTTGGTACCTATGACGATGGTATCGGTCCAATCATGCAGTACCCAATGAACATTGAGGATACTGCAGTTCCGGGCACGTATATAGATTACACGGTTCCTGCAGGAAGTAAGATTTCGATAAATATTACAACTCAAAGACTAGGTCCGGGAGATGGCAATAGAAGTTGTGAAAAAAGAATATATACTTGGTCTCAGAACTTTATATCTTCTGCTAATTATAACAATATGTTTGATTGGTTTAATGGGGATAATATTGGTCAATTTGTTAATAATGGAACATCAACTGTAGGTGGCGGAGCAGGACCTGTTGGTAACGTATATTACCCAACCCTTCTTTCAAGTCCACTTTCTATTGGGTATGATTTCAATACGAATATTTGGCAATTTTCTAGAGAATTAAATAATGCACTTAGTCTTAACGTAAGAGCAGTTGAGGCTTGTGGAGGTGCAAACACTGATAAAAGAAAGTCATCAATAATATTAGATATTCAAGTTTTTCGTGCTGAAAATATTTTTGTTTTTGAAACAGAACCTAGTGATGCACTGCCTGATGTTTTCTTTGAGAATGACTTGTCGTTCGCAATAGATATTGATGGAAACCATATGGGTAATGTTCAAGACCAAGATGTAGCAGCAGGGACTCCGGGTATAGTTAATACTGAATTTTTCAATTGCTTTTCTTTTGGCAATGGAGTTGAAAGTTATAAGATTAGAGACTCAATTACAGGTAGGTCATTTAATTTAGGAAACAGAGTTACAACTGTTGCTGCTCAAGACTATAAAGAGACCGATAGATTTGCTGATATTACATATAGTGGTGTTTATAATCCTGAGACCAATCTTAATAAGTTAAATGAATTTAACTCAGGACTACTTAACTATAAGAACCTAGAGTTATCATTTGGAGAGATATATGTATTGGATGGCAGAGAGACTGACGTGCTTGTTTTGCAAGAGGATAAAATATCTTATGTATTAGCAGGTAAGAATCTATTGTCTGATTCAGCCGCAGGAGGAGCGATTACATCAGTACCTGAGGTATTAGGCACACAGATTGCAAGAACAGAGAAGTATGGCATTAGCTTTAATCCTGAAAGTTATGTTCAGTGGGGATACGACAGGTATTTTACTGATGCCAAAAGAGGTGCAGTAATTCAGCTTCAGGGTAACTCATACTCTAATGAGCAATTGAATGTCATATCTGATTTGAACATGAGGACATGGTTTAGAGATACATTCAATGCTTCTTTTGGAACTCAAAAGCTTGGAGGATTTGACCCGTACATGAATGAGTATGTATTGACAACAACAGACAGGGACTTGCCTCAAAACCCATCATGCTTGGCATGTGGTGTATCTCAAGTATTTACACTATCAGGAGACATAACTAAAACCTATTGTGTAGACTTAGGACCACTTATAGGTCAGACAACTGTATCTTGGAACGTGATAAGCATAGACCCCGGAGCGGAGTTTAATGTAATAATAGTATATAATGGAATTACTTATGAATCAGGTCTTATAGATTATAGCGACTTCTTTACTTTCTATAAAGACTTGAATTTTGTAGACATAGCAAATGTATCTATAGTCTATACAGGAAGTGTTGTGTTAGATTTGCTTGTCAATTGTCCTGTAGCTGAAGAAATGACAATAGTAGAGGTCGTATTGACTAGCAACTACCAATCGGGAGAAACTATACATGCTGAGTATAAATACACAAATGGAAGCTTTGTTGGTCCATGGCAGTCAAATTTTGTAACATTTGCAAGTAGTACATCAAGCCCTATTGTATCTTGGTACAATGCCATATCGGGCTATGTAGGGTCAGGTACATTCCCTCCTGCAGGAAGCACTATGAGACTTCAAAGCAATAAGATTGGATTTGATACATTTAATTTTGATCCTGCATACGATAAATTTAGATATTTAAGAAGCAGTACTCTTTATGCTAACAATAGCGTAGATATAACTACGATGATTTCTGCTTCAAGCTTAGCTGCTCCAATATCAGGAGGGGGCAATACTTATCATGCAGATTTTATTGTTCCGCCAACAGGCAATTATCTTTATTTAATTTGGGATTTCAGAAAATCAAATCCACAGTTGTTGTGCTACTCAGAAACATTAGAATCATCTGCTTGCTGTGATTGTGGTCCATGTGATAATGATTGCTATGAAATAACTGTTGAGTCAGGTGCAACTCCTTGTTTTATATATATACCGGGAGGATTATGTGGTACACTTCAGGGTGTTCCATATATACTTAAGGTAAATGCAAATGACTCTTATAAGATATGCATATACAGACCTGCTCGTGATTTGGGATACACTGTTTTATCAGGTAATCCGGTAATAACAATTGGAGGGTGTGGATGTAATGCTTGTAGTTTAGATTGTCATACTTGGTATGTTACATGCGTAAGCGGCTCTTGTACTTTAGGTTACTTAAATTGTAGAGAAGAACCTGTTGATGAAATAATAAATGCAGGCGTTAGTAAAATGGTATGTGCAATTGGCGATATATCATCATTTGATAACGTATTAATTTCAAAAATGCCTTATTGTGGATGTTGTAATAAATCAGGAGATCAGTGTGTAAGTTGGACTTTTTATAATTCAAGTAGCACTGCTAATGTTGATTTTACTTACAAAGATTGCGATGGTAGTATTGTGACTACAACATTAAGTCCATTAGAAGTAGGAAACTATTGCTGTCAGGTTTCATACAAACCATTTGCATCATCAACAGATGGAGTTATAATATTTGATTCATGCACTTGTAGATAATAAATTTAATAAACTATGCCAATACAACAACCGTTCTATATAAACGGACCATCACTTGCCTCTGCAACTGCTGTATTTTTAGATGCCGCACTTACATTATGTGCAGATGATGGATTTTATTCAGATGGGTCTATAACTAGAGAGCAGGTGGGGTGCGTATTGCTTCCCGAGAATACCTGCCCTGATTGCACTTGTACATGTATAACATTTATAAACAATACTGCAATCCCTCAGATTGCTAGATGGGTGCAGTGTCCTGATGTATTTTCTTACCCAGTATATTTTATACCTCCATTTGGTACATTTAAGGCATGTGGGTCTAATCCAAGCACAGACGATTTGCCCGGTTCGGTTACATGGATAATAGGAGACACGTGTGATAGAACTAATGCTTATCCTGCTTGCAATGTTCCTAAATGTCATACTTTACAAACGACCGCCGGCGATTTGACTTCAACTTGCACTATTACATACTATGATATGTATGGCGTATTTCAAACGCTTATTGCATACGGAGGCGATGTAAACAAAATATGCGCTCAGGTAGGAAGCGTTAATGTAACGTGTACAGGAACGGCTTTTACATCGGTAACACAGAGTAATACGGTTTGCACATATTTTGATGAGTGTATTTAATAATTTAGACAACAAATAAACCATGTCATACTATACATTAACATATAGCGAATCAGTAAAAGGATGGCCTTCTTTTTATTCCTATTACCCTGATTGGATAATAGGGATGAACAACTATCTGTACACATTCAAAGGCGGAGACTTGTATAAGCATAATGTGAACGAGACTAGAAATACATTCTACGAGCAGTGGTGGGCAAAGTTTCCATTCCCTCCTCCACCTCCCGGACCATTTGTCCCAACTAGGTTAGTTGGTGTTATTAATGATGCCATACTTGATAATAAGTTATTCAAGACTATTGTATTACAAGGGGACTCTCAGTGGGATGCTACGTTAGTAACTGACATTCAAAACTCAGGAGGTATTAGTGCGTCATGGTTTGAAAAGAAAGAGCAAACGTATTTTGCCTTTATAAGAAATGGCTCGTCAGGAGAGTTGTCAACTAGGGCAGTTACAGGTATAGGCAGAAGTCTTAGCGTTACAGGTGGAGGCACGGAGGTAAACTTTTCCATATCGCCATTGGTTGCAATAGGTGGCGTAATAAGTATTGGGGATAGCGTTTACTTCGCTATACCGCCTGCTTATGGTACAACATTCTTTGCAGGCATTGTATCTAATATAATACAAAATTATCCGGGTGGTTTAAATAGGATAGTAGTTAATACGGCTGTACCATTAACAGTACCAATATCGATCCAAACTGCATATTTCTTCTGTGTAAAAAATTCTGTTGCTGAATCACATGGCGTATTAGGGCACTATTGTGTTTTTGACATGTATAACTATTCTGCAAGCAAGATTGAGTTATTCTCAGTAGGATCAGAGGTCATGAAAAGTTTTCCTTAATAATTGATATATTTGTAATCAATATGGCACTAGATATACGAATACTAAATAGCTCAGATTACGATGAAATCCTAGTAGGTTGGTGGAAGGATTGGGGATGGGACCCTCCTCAAAAAGATTTTCTTCCTAGTGATGGAGCAGGAGGCTGTATAGTATTCGATGAAGAAACTCCGGTATGCGCAGGTTTTATGTATATAACAAACTCTAAAGCAGTTTGGATAGATTGGATTATATCCAATAAGAACTATAGAAAAAAACCTGAGCGCAAAGAAGCTATTAAACTACTCATAGATACACTTACAAATATTAGCAGAAATTTGGGAAACAAATACGCTTATGCTTTAATAAAGCATAGTGGTCTTATAGAGTTTTACGAAGAATTAGGTTACGTAAAAGGAGATAGCTATTCATCTGAAATGATTAAAATTTTATAATATGGCATTAGGTACAACAGCAATAATAGGATTAGCGAGTACGGCAGCGTCTATCGGAGGGGCAGGAGCTAATTTTATACAAGCAAGCAAGCAAATGAAATTGCAAAGACAAGCCGAGCAAGACGCGAGCAAAGCATACGAAGAGGCTAAACGACAAATAAATGTAAATCCATGGGATGCGCTTGGTATTCCAAAAGAAGCATACGAGTTAGAGAGGCAGGCTTTCCTTTCTCAGGGGGCTCAAGCTATTGCTGCAGGGCAAGAAGGAGATAGAGGGGCGGCAGCAACTGCAGGACGTATTCAAATGGCTCAGAATGAGGCTCAGGCAGGTGTTAGAACAGATATGAGTAAAGAGTTGCAAGATATGGCTAAATTAAGTGCAACAGAAGATACAAATATAAAAGATACTCTTGCAGGATTAAGCCTTAGTCAAGCGCAAGGTTATCAGGCTGCAGCTAAGGAGGCTAAAGAGGCAAGGGCTAAATTAATTGAGTCAGGGGTAAAAGGAATTACAGAGGGAGTAAAGACAGGTGTTGAAACATTTGTGCCATTATATTTAAAACAAAGAGGTACAGCAACGCCCGATCAAATACAGAATGCAGGAAAAGCAATTGGGGCGGCAGGCAGTACCATGTCAGCAGGAGCTGTAGCCGGTTCTGTTGCTAAAGCGCCTACATCTACACTTGATCAGTATAGTAATTACATGTACAATAACAGTGGAGACTACAATTACTTTAATCCATTAAATCAATAATATATGCCAATAGGATACGGATACCAAGCTAGCGGTGAAGAAGGATATGTGAATTGGGCGGAGGCGGCCAAAGGGTTTACCGACATGCTCGCTACGGAGAATAAGAGAAGAGAAGATAAGAAGGCCGCTTATGATGCTGAAGATAGAGAACTTGCTAATAAGTTAGCCAATCCTGAATATGGTCAGTATAAGGATGGCAATGATTTCATTTCCAACTATGTTGATAATATGACTAAGCAAAGACTTATTGATTCAAAATTATTTAAGGCAGGTTATTTAAAAGAGAAAGATTACGTATTAAAAACAAATAATGCTGTAGACGGAACTACTACATTATTCAACCTTCAGAAGAAATATCAGGAGGAATATAAGGGTATGATGGAAGGGGTTAATGAAGGTTCATTGCAAGCTATTAACATTTTTAATATGTCTACGATAGACGGATTTGCTGACTTCTCAAAAACAAGAGCATTTTTAGACCCGAAATCAGGTCAGGTAAAATTGGCTAAATTAAAAATGAATCCTCAAAAAGGTATAATGGAGGTGACAAATGACATCGTTCCTGTAGGTACAGCCATGAGAAATATGTCAACAAGGATAGCGACATTTTATTTAGATAAAAATGCTGAGAGAGATGCCGCTTCATTAGCTCCATTGAAAGTGGATATAGAAAGAGCTGCTACAATAGCAGGAGCAGGTAGTGTTACTGAATATATAAACTCTCCTTCAATGTTTGAGGCTAAATTCCCTGAGGGGAAAAAAGCTGTTGAGGAGTTTAACAAAGCCATAAACAATCACGTAGAAAAATACTTGGCAATCCCATACAATCTAACATCTATTCTTACTCAGAACACAGGTAAGTATGGAGCTGATTCATTTACTACCGATAGAGCACTTGCTGATAAAGATAAAAGTAAGATATTGGTAAAGATAGACCCATCTACAGGATTGAATACTATAGATGATACAGGTTCTCATTATAAAGAGCAAAGAGAAGAGGCCTTTGACTATGCAAGAAACCAAATTGTAAGTAGAATTGATAAGAGTAAAAAGATACAGACATCTACAGGTCAAACATCTCGTAATGAGCCAAGCGCAACAATGTTAGCAAGAACTGATACTAAAACAGATTCTGAAAATTTAGGACAACAATTGGGTAAATATCTTACAGGGGATATAACAACTGCTACAAATGCAAACACATACTTGAAACAGTTTGGAATACAAACTCAAAAAGTAAAGGTTAAGCAGGCTGATGGAACAGAGAAACCAATGATTAGGTTTTATAACAATGAGGGAAAAAGTTTTGATTATGATCCAAAACAAAAAACTGGTGAATTAATTAAATCAGCAGTAGCAGGTATAGGAACTTTAATAAAAGATAAAGAATTGCTTGAAGATAAAGTGCTCAATGCAGCAATAAAAGAAGCAGGAGGTAGGAATGTTACTTTTGATGCAGTAGGGGGAGGATACGAGGGTCCTAAGAATTATGCTAAAGACATAAGCAGCTATGTTTCTTCAAATTTAGATAGTCAGATAATACTTGATAATGCTACAGAAACAGCAGCTAATCTTAATGCGCAATTTGGGGGTCTTGGTTTTACATTTGATTTTGAAGACCCTACTTTTGGAAATACGGACGATATTATTATATACAAGAAAGGACAGGATGCATCAAAAGATAAGGGGGTTAGGTTTTCTGTAGATAACAAATCACAGGTTAAAAAAATATTAGAATGGATAACTCAAAATGCAAATCAAATAGAAGCTGAGACATTTTTTGTGAACAATCCTGATAAACAAGCAAAAAAAGAACCTGCACCAAATCCTGATCAAGCACCATAAAAACAAAAATAATGGACGAGAAATATTTACAAGATTTATACAATTGGATTAAGACTAAAGACACTTCTTATGAAGGTAGGTATTCATTTCAGGATTTTACAAGTAAAATGCAGGATACGAATTATGCCACTAAGATGCATCAATGGATAAGTACAAAGGATAATACTTTTTCGCAAAGACATCCAATAGATAAATTTATTGGAGAAGTTGGAGGCGGTACTCAACAGCCTTCCGTTGAAAAAAAAAATTCAGTCGCTTCGGGTTCGTCTTCGGCAGATGCTTCATCGGCATCATCATCGCAAGAGACTGAGGATGATGGTATCCTATCTAAGATTGGTAATGCTGCACTTAAAGCAGAGGCCGCTACTCTTATGGGAGCAAAAAAAGTAACTGATGCAGTGGGAGGTATAGCTTCAAATATATGGTCTGAAGGTTTCTTAAAACCTGCTGATGACGTATTGAATGCTTTTAAAAACCAATTGAGAGAAACCAATTTTTTTGGAGAAGATATACCTGATACGGATAAACCTGCGAGCGATGCTGTAAAAAAGCAATTAGAGCAATTAAGTAAGAAAAAAGGAGGAGACATGTCTCCTATAGAACCAAGGGCTATACTGACAGGGGTTGGTAATATATCTTCTTTAATAATAAATTCGGTCTTACCTCAAAAAGAAAAAAATAAATTAGTATTAGGTCTTGCAAATGCTTCTTCAAGCATAAAAGACCAAGTTAAAGACATAGAGGATTATCAACAGAAAGTTGCGCCTGAGGGAGTAATGAAGGTGCCTTATGAGATTACTAAGAACATAGCAGGAATGGCGGTTGATTTGGGATTAGCAGCAGCGTCTGAGAACCCTTTGTATGCTGAATCAGCGGCGGCTAAATGGGCAGAAACCACAACTAAAAAAGCAGTTCCCGTTATTGAGAAGTATTCTAAAACAGCAGCTAAAATAACAGAAAAGTATTTGTCTAAGACGACAAAGCTTGTAAAAGAATCAGCTACTTCTCCATTTACTAAAATCATGGCAGTTAAAGGTGCTGTAAAAGGCATGGCTGAGACTGAAGAGGGAGAGAACGTATATGTTAATTCATTGTATGGGGCATTAGAAGGTGCGGCTGAAGGTGCGTATATGCATGTGCTTGGTGTGACTGCAGGTGAGGTTTCTCCTGCTATAGCTAAATTTATATCAAAGACAGGCCTTAATAGTGCTATAGCTACGGCTATATCAAATCCACTTGCCAATGCAGGTGTGTTTACATCAGCTAAGGCATTGAGGGTTGCTGCCACAGAAAGAAGAGCATTGACGACTGAGGAGATGATCATGGAGGCAGGCACTGGCGTTGGATTTAGTTTACTGCATGCCGGGTCAATATATAAGAACCAAAATGAAGCTAACCACTACTATGAGAGCGTACTAAGTGACAATCCTATTAACTCGCTTGGAAGGGTTATAAATGAGACTAAGGCAAACCTTGATGTATCTTATGACCCAAATCTTACTCAAGATGACATACAGGCTATGATGACTGCAAGGGATGCTATAAAAAAAGCTATCCTCAAGGAACCTGACATGCAAAAAAAGAAGACTCTTGGAGATGAGGCTGTTAAGTTGCAAAATAAAATAGATGCTCATAATACAGTTAACGACATTGTTGAGCATAGAGATGCACTTATTGACTTAATAAACAACAATAAGAGTTTTGGCGTAAGCGAGAAGAAGATGATAATTGATAAGATATCGGCTATTGCCGATGCTTATGACAATTCAGAGTTTGGTACAAGAAAAAGAGAACTGAATGCAGAGATAATAAATTTGGATACTGAGCTTAGTGATTTGTCAGAGAAGTTTACAGACTCAAAATTACCTTCAGAAAGAGCGTCTATAAAAGCATTTATTGATGCCAAGAAAACAAGGCTTGGAGAGTTGAATAATGAGCTAACCGAATTAATGACCAATAAACAAAAAGAAGATGCCATTCAAAAGCAAACAACAGATGAAAGCGTGTTACTCGGCCAACAACCCGAATTGGGATTGCAAAAAGTGGGCGAAGGAGACGCCGAATCTAACCTCACTCCCGAACAAAAGCAAGCCATCACTGATGAAGATGCGTACCAACAAGAAAAGTTAGACAATCCTTACGATGAGCAAGATGTGGAAGATGCTAAAAGATACTTTGATAACCCTATTGCTTACCTAGAGGATAAGGTTAAATTTTGGGAAGAAGATGTTAAGGATAATCCAAACGATGAGACAAGTGTAAGTATACTTGATCGAGCCAAAGCTGCACTTGAGGCGCATAAAGCTGCTGAGGCTAAGCCTGAAAGCACAACCATTCAAGCCGGCGGCAGTACTACCGCTACTACAAGTGGTGGTCCTACTGAGGTTACTACCGGTGGCGAAGGAACGGAGACTAAGACAAGTGGATGGATGGATGAATCTAATACAGAAAGAGAATTAAGGTTAGAAGAAGAACGTAAGCTTTCTGATTTAACTGATGAAGTAAATAGAGCAAAAAGAAAAATAGCATCTGCAGATGATACTGATGCTGCCATAGAAGATTTGAACAAAGCTAAAAAAGAAAGAGATGACTTTGAAGAGGCTATTACTAAAAGACAAAAAAAGATTAGTGATAATATAAAATTAAATAATCTTTTAGAAGACGAGCGCATACGTAGAGAAGAAGATGGAGATAGTTATGAATATTCTGACTTATATGATAAAGACCCAAGATTGGCATCTTTAAAAAGAGCAGAGCATATGCTCGATTTCATAAACTCAGATGATTGGCTTGAAACAAGAAGAAAAAGAGAATCAGACGAGGAAGTAAAAGAAAGCAGAGAAGACAGCAATAGGTATTATACTGAAGATATAGAAACTATTAAAAACGATTTAAAAGAAAATCCTCCTAAAGAAAAAGCTAAAAAACAAAAAACTACTAAACCTAAACCCGAAAGCACTACAGTTACCGTTGGTGCAGGCGGTGCTACCGCTACTACAAGTGGCAAGCCTACCGATGTTACCATGGCTGAAGGTCGTGAGACTAAGACAGGAGTAATGGATGATATTGAACTGCTAATACCTAAGTATAAGGAGTATGTTGATAGAGATTTGCAGAAAGCTAAGGATAAGTACAGAATCAATAAGAGTGAGGCTAATAAGAAAGCGCTTGATAAGGCTAAGGCAGAAGCTGAAGCGTATAAGAAAGATGTTGCTGATTCTAAAGAAGAAGCATTGAAGATATTAACAGAGTCAAATGAATACAAGACCGCTAGTCAAGTTCAGCAAGATGCAATGGTAAAGGAAGTAGTTAGGAAGTTTGGCGAGAGAATAAAGAAGTCTCCAAGTCCTGAAACAATACTTGGTGTTGAGCCGCCTAAAGTTGTTACCATGACAGAGAAGACTGCACTTAAAGAGCAGATAAAGGCATTTGGCAGAGGTGTAAAAGAAGGATTAAAGACTGCCAAGGATTTAATGGAGAGAAGAAAGGTATTTGCAGAAGCCATCAAGCAAATAGAGAAGTCAGGAGCTATTAGCACAAAAAAAGTAGACGCCTTACTCAACAAAATAAGTAAGGTTAATTTAGAGGATGATGCAGCAGTTGAAAAAGTTATTGAGTATGCTGAGAAATTATTTGAAGATGCTGAGTATGATAATAAATTAAATGATGCCAATGGCGTAAGAGCAGCAATAAAAGCACTTGCAAGCAATAAAAAGAAAAATGCAGACCTATCTGTGTTTGCAAAACAATTCTTGAAAATACGTCCATCTGATGTTGAAAATATTGACGAGTACAATGAGATGGCCAAGAAAATAAGAGAGTCATTGGAAGGGTCTAAAATTACAAAGGACAAGAATAATTCCATAAAAATAGCGGACATGATTGACATCGCTAAGATGGGCGATTATGTTGACAAGATGCTTGATGCGCAGTACAAAATTGATAAAGACAAGCTAATAAAATCAGCAAGAGGAATAATGGGCGATGACGCTACGTTCCTTAGTGATGACGAGGTTCTTGAATTAATTAAGACAGGTCAAGTTCAAGGCAACGAGAAGGTAGATGATAGTCTTCTTAAGAAGATAACCGAAAGAGTAAACAAGATATTTGACTCTAGTGCTGCCATGGTTGATGAGATACTTCGCACAGGCAAGGACCCATTAACCGGAGAGGACATTGATTTGTCTGAAGGTAGAAAGAAGATTGTTGAAAGGTTTATGTCTATGGACATGAAAGACCTTAGCGACAAAGAAAAGCTTGGTGTTATTGATGCGCTAAACAATTTCATTCGAAATGGATCAGTTGCAAGCATGGAGACCGTTTATGCCGACTACAAAGCAAAAGACAATTTAGCAAAGGCAATAGAAAACAATGTAGTAGCTAAGAAACTAAAATTATTCTTCAGCAAAAAAACAGGTAGAGCATTTGGTCAGCAGATATCAACGCTACCTAATTTAACAGAGCAGATGTTCCGTGGTGTAGCGGCATCAGAAGAGTTTAAAAGACTGTCGGGCATTACTGAGTTAGTAAACAAAAAGGCTTCCGTACAAAGAACAATGAATGTGCTTACTGATTCATTCATTAAAGAGTTCTACAAACAAAAAGCAAATGGCAAGGCATTTGATACGGCTGAGAATGTAGCCGAGAGAGGCATTATTGCAGCCATGAAAAGAGACGTACCCGGAACTCCAGAGCAGCAGAAGGCTGAGTTTGTAAGAAAGAAAAAGTTAGCAGAAAAGAGTATAGAGCTTTTGAGAGATGGAACAGAGCAGGAGCGTAAATTAGCTGATGTATATCAGAAGGCATACGACAAAGTCTTGAAAGATTCTAATACAGTTGATGAGGTATTAAAAAAATCAGACGATAAAAACATTGAGGCTGTTGATTGGTGGATTGATAAGTGGTCTGATATATACGACCAATTGGCTGATGTGTCTGAGAGTATCTACAATAAAAAGTTAGACAGAGATTTGAACTACACTAACTTTAAGTTCTCCTTACTTTCAGGAGGCGAGAAAACCATTGAGCCATCTTCAAGAGAGTCAATATTCCATAATAGCAATAACGACATATTTGGCAAGGGTGTATACAAAAAGAAGGCAGGCGTACTTGAGAAGTCAACAAGGCCTGAAGCTGATGGTATGGAAGATAGATACTTTGACTTGTCTTTTGACAGGAACATGATTAATGCATATCAGGATGCTTTGATGGACATTAATACTGCAGGAACAGTAAGACAAATAGAGTCGTTCTTTTCTTCTAAAGCCATAAAGAAAATAATACCTAATAAAGAAGACCGTGATTTGTTATTTAGAAATAGCGGAAAGGAAGGAGTTATTCCTGACTTGATAAGAACCACAAGGCAAAGACAAGTTGTTCAGACAGATGAGTTGACAAGTGTTCTTAGAAAACTTAGCAATCTCGGTACAGCAGGTGCAGCTACTGCATTGGCAGGTATAACTCAGCCTATTAAGCAAACTATTCCTGTTGCTATAAATACACTTCTCAATGCCGGAAGGATGCCTGATTTTCGTTATTTTATGAACAAAGACAAGGTAGACTTTATTAATAATTCACAAAGAGCAATTGCTATCAGGGGTGGCAAGTCTAGAGTTAATGTTGATTCCATAAATAAATTAGCTGAGGCTGCTGATACATCAAATGCATCAAAAATAATTGATTTTTTAGGTAAGGCAAATGAGATAGCGTTAAAAATATTTATTGAAAGGCCTGACGTATGGATAGCAAAAGCTTCTTGGATTACTTATTATGAAAAAGGATTAAAGAAGCAAGGTATAGACCCATCAAAGTTTGATTATGGAAAAGATAAGATAAATGAAGAGGCCGCGGATTACGCTCAAGATATGGTTGATAGACAACAGAACATATCAGATGCCGACTTGCAAGGTAAACTTATGAATACCAAAGACCCATTGAAAAATGTAATGGTAAAAACGGTGATGCCATTTGCAAGCTTTAGAATGAATCAGACAATGAGAATGTATAGCGACTTGAAAACTACTTTTTCAAAAAAGGGTGAAGCTACAAAAGAAGACAGGGCAACCGCAAGAAGGTCACTTGCAGGTTATGCCGTAGAAATGGCTACGTTTAAGTATTTGCAATATGTTATTGCTTCTACGTTAGCAAATGTCGCAGTTAAAGCAATGGGTATAAATGAGACAGATGATGATAAAAAGAAAAGAGAAGAGATATTAAAAAGGTCTCAAACTACAGGCATGGTTACTGATGTACTTTCTCCATTGCCTATGTTGGATGTTCCGGTAGCTGTAGCTACTGATAAGGTAATGAGTTATTTTCAAGATTTAGAGAACATAGATGACGAGGATAAGTTTCATCTCATGACGAGTATTAAGAAAAATGGAGCAAAGTCTTTGGGTTTATATGGTATAGCTATTGATAAAGCCGATCAAATAATTGAGGCGTTTGAAATATCTACAACCGGTAAGTATATAGATGAGTACGGAAGAGAAAAATATGTGTCAAATAAAACCGCTAGTGCGTTAGGAGATGTTGCATTATTATCTACAGGTAGTTCTCTTATTGGCTTTCCTGCGGAGATGAACGCTATTCTTAGAAACTCACTTAGATTAGCAAAGAAAAATAGTAGCACAAAAGAGGGTGGTAAAGAAGCTTCTGTTCGTCAATCATCAGAAAAAAAAGCAGAGGTTTTTAAAAAGAAAGAAGCTAAAATGAAAGAAGAGGTAGAGGCGCTTAGAAGAATGTTAAATGATGAAACAGATGCTACTAAAATAAAAGAAATAAGAGTGATGATAAGAGAGGCAAAGGAGGCCCCTTATAAAAGAACCGAACAAAATGAAGAAGAGAAACTAACAAGAAAGGAAGAGAAAGAAAAGTTAGAAGAACAGCTTCAAGGATACGATAGCAAATCTGATATGAAGAGATACGATCCTGACCTATATGATAAAACATTTGGAGAAGAAGACGATGCAGAAAAGGAAGTCAAATCTGATTTAAGAAAAGAAAAAAGGCAGATGAAAGATGAAGAGTATAATTATCATAAAAGTAAAAAAAGAGCAAAGAATAAAGACGGAACTTATAAATCAAGTTACCTAAAAATTAAGTTAAGAGGATACTAAGTAAACCTAATGTACTTAAATTCTTTTTGTTTGCTATAATAAACAATGAGCTCAGAGTCGGAAATGATTTCCCCTCTGAGCTCGTTTGCTTTGGCATATATTATCCCATCATCACAACACCATATAATGAGAGGGGTTATTCTTTTATCAAATAGCTTTACAAGTTTCTTTGCCGGTATAGGAAGAGGATATGATGTGACCATTGTTCTTGCCCTGCTAACAACCTCAGCATAAGCAATCAGCTTGTTATCTTTATCAAAGACTTTATAGTCTACATCTTGGGGGTCAAGCTTTTGGTAGGAACCGCTGAACATATTTACAAACAATTCTATTGCTTTTTTTTCTCTTCTTAGGTCTTCAGGCGTATCAAAAGTCATCATCTTCTAATGCTTTTAAAATAAATTTGATTTCAGTTATAATTAGTTTAGCGTCTTTATTTACGGAGTTAAAATCTCTATCTACTAAATTCTCATAGATGTTAGATAGGGTTATGTGACAATGATGAATCCTTAGGTGTATCCTATAGGCCCTATCATTATCAAGATTTTTATTTTGCTCCATACTTTACTCGTTAAACATTTCATTGATTTTCTTTTTGATTTGATTCTCCTTACCCACAGGAGTACGGTTTTCGATTAAATTTATAATATCACTAAGCCTATCGTATTTCTTTTCTATCTTTTTGATTTCCTCGTATTGAAACACTAAGTCATCAATTTGGTTCCTTAAAGATAACACTTCTCTAACTAAGTCTCTGTCAGTGTGTAACACCAATGGTTCTCTATTCTCTAGGAACTTATTACGGCAGTTTATATAGATGTCCATAATCTTCCTATCCGTCTTTATCAGGTTAGATGCCTGAATAATATAGTGCATTATAGTAGAGTGGTCTTTATATAGGTAGTTGCCTATTGACTTAAACGTATGTCCTCTCTCTCTAATTATCTTTGAGAAAATCATACGACAATCTACCACATCTCTTCTTCTATTTTTAGATAATAAATTTGTTGAAAATGCTCCTTCAACAATGCTTTTAAGCAAATCCATATCCGATAGTATTGTTTGTTCGTCTTGCGTTTTCATCCTTTGTGTATTTCTGTTTTGATTTGATATGATTCGAGTTCTTTGATTCTAAATTCCTGTAGTTTACTGAGTCTTCCATTAGGTCCTTTTACTTCAACGAATAATACATCTGAGCCGGGAGGAATGGCTATAAGGTCAGGTATTCCATTCTTATTGGTACTGATAAGCTTAATAACATAATACCCCTCAGCTTCTAACTCCTTTATTTTCTTCGACTGTATTTGTTGCTCTCTCATTCTTTCCTTGTGTTATGCACTCATCTATACATTCATCTAGTGCCTTGTTGTAATAGGTTTCCCACAAAAACACAGGATTTTCTATTTTCTTTTCTCTTATGTTTCTGAGGATTTGCTTTACTTCTTGTGTCATTTTTTGGTAGATTTTCCGTTCTGACCATTTCTTGCTCTGTTGTTTCTAGCACTTTCTGATATAAGCTTACCAACTTTAGTATGGCTCATATCCTTACCGTCTCCGTTACCATAAGTCCCTGCCTGTCTGTTGGCTTTATTAAGTTCTACCCTGTACTTCTTTCTTTCATCAGTGGCAGCATACTTTTTATCGTATGCTATCTTCTTTTTTCTTCTCTCAGGAGACATATTTAGTTTGTCATATGATGGGTGCTTCCCTGCTAATCCGTTTCTTTTATTTTCCATTTTTATCGTCTTTAGAGTAAATAATAATAGTATAAATGTATCCAATACATGCAACTAAAAACATAGTCGCAGGTATTATTAAAAATTCTAGCATAGTGTTTTTTTGAAATGATTAATTGTAAAGTCTTTCTTTTTTGTAACAGCTTTATATATATCGTGCTCTATACCTCCTTTACTAAATATCCAATACACTTTATTATATAATCTGTCTTTTGTTGTCATCCTATCCTTTGACTGCCAATAACTTGTTGCACTAAAATCAATATTGTAATATACCAAATAATCAGCGGCCTTTAGAGATATGCCTTCCCTACCTGAAACTATTTGTAAAGCTATGATTTTATTTGTTTCGTTAAATTCATCAAGATTTGTTGTGATATTATCTCCGAACACTTGCTGAAGTGCATTGAGTTCTTCTTTAAACTTGTAGAAGATTCCAATCTTAAATCCATCAAAGTGTTCTTTGATAAACTCAGCCTTAGTCAGGTCAAGTATCATTGAGTTTCCGCTCTCAAACTTTACAGTACCGGAGCATAACTGATGTACCTTCATCATAAGCTTTACAGGAGTGTCTCCAAGTATGGTCTCGTCCTTGCCTTGAATGACTA